TTGCCAAGGACCTCATTAACAATGTTTTTAGTATTGCCGTCAACTTCAGGCAGTTCAGATATGTATTTAGAAATCAGTATAAGTGTAGCTGGAGTAGGAGGGGCGATATCATATTTCTCTCCTGCTATTATGATGCAGTCCTGCGATATTTCGAGAATGCAATCCGCCGTTTTGCTTTCGAGACTTTTCATAATGATTATTTTAAAATGATAGGCCTGCAACGGGAGTCGAACCCGTATCTTTTTCGTGAGCTCACGAAAATGCTCTCGCCATTGAGCTATGCAGGGTAGTTTTTATCAGGATGCAGTTTTTGTGAATATGCTGTACCAATAATCTCCTTCTCCTTTGAGAATGTCAAATGTGAGATCAGCGTAAGCACCTTCTTCTTCACTCCAACCTGGCGCGTATGTGACGCTACATTTAGGAGCTTTTATTCCTTTGCCACCGACATTCTTTGGCGTGAGTTTGACTGAGAAGTCTCCTTCAACGACGTGTGTCTTGACATTGAAATCTCCATCTGATGTTGCACCCAAACCAAGCTCTGTGAGTAAATCTTCGGTAGGTTCGATTACTCTTGTCTTGAGCTGGTAACCTCCCTCTGAGACTTCTTTAGCGACAAGCACTCCTCCTGTCGCCTTGGCTTCGAGTGTTTCACCTTCTGACGCTTCAAGTGTAGATGATTTGTCTTTTATTACACCTACAGATTTTAATGAAGTCGCCATAACGTCATTTTCTCCAGTCTTGCCAATTTCTATCTCGCATGTGGACCAAGACATTGTTTTCTTTGCCATAGTTAATAATTTTAAAATGTTTTACGTCTATAATGTAATCGCAAATTGATGTAATGCTGTGCTATGCCTTCAACTGGAAAACTTTTAGGTGTTCCATCTTTTACAAATAGATATTCGTCGTTTTCTATATCCGACATAATATTGTTCAATAACTTCTCGAGATTATCAATGCGTGTGATGTTTTCAACCAATTCGCCATCATTGGATGCTGGAATGTCTGAAACATAAATATGGATGAGGACAATGCCGGATTGCTCTTGGCCGTCAATCCCTGTCAAGAACTTAACAACTACGTCCTCTGTCATTGCGTTTTTTGGTCTCATACCTGCACGATAGAAACTGCCGCCGATGACATTCTTTAATTCGCTATCCTTAACAATGCGAAATACATCCTTTTCGATTTGCTTTTCGGTCTTTTCCATCACTTCACTTTAAATCCTATTTGTGTTAATATGCTTTTGATTAGCGGTCCAGCTTTTAGCTCGGCTGATGAAAGTACGTTGTAACCTTTGGCTTCCACATATTCGGCATAGTTCATGCCTGCTGTCACTATGAGGACGATGCCTTTCTTCTGAGCCTTGGCGATTCGTTTCGATAGAAATTCCTCGCCATTAGAGACGCCTTCATCGCCTTTTTTGACTTTATCGGCGAGCTCTTTTTGTATGACCTTACCGTTCCATATTACTGCGTATCCAATTGAACTTCTTAGGTTACCTGTCTGGTCTGTGTAGTCGCCGTTGTTGCGGGCTTCGATAATACACTGTTCGCCAACATAGCAGAAAGTGTTAACAATGTCCCTCATTTTGGCTTCTACGCTTGCCTTGATATGGTCTCCAATGACTTTGATAGGTGTAATCATCTTGCCGGGCATCACACTATGATTTTAACACGTCCCATTGTCGTAGGAGTCGGTAAACCTTGTACGGGATATTCGCCCAATGCGATTCCGCCACGTTCTAATTTTATTCGTCTGATATAAATAGGAATGTTTTCAACCAATATCTCGTATGATGCCTGGTTAAACTTTCCATCCTCATATCTTCCTTTTGAATTATTTGTGACAGTTTTAATTGAGCAAGGAATCTCTTCACTCCAAGAATCTGATGCGATAGGTTCCCCATCATCATTAAATCCTGTTTCTGAAATGATTTGATACCTTAATATTCCGTTAGTTCTCATCTTACCACAAATTTGAGCCGTTATCAATAACAACAATATCATCAACATATTCGGAAGCGTTAAGACCTGCCTTGTTACACCAAAACATGATACTTTTTTTAACATTATCTATATCTACAGATACTGATATGCCGCTTTCTGAGCGACTTGTTTCCACCCAACCTTTTACAATTAGGATTGCTGTACTGATGATGTCAGGATTGTTGGCAGTTGCTTCTGCAGTTGCGTCAATCCCTGCATTGAATAATGATAAAAGAGCCACATCGTTATCAACGTAACAAGTGTTGCAAATTAGCTTGCATTGGGCTTTCAACGCTTCCAAATTAGTCATAACCATTTATTCTTCGGTTTTGAGAGTGTAAATACTGTTCACTTCGGTAATAACTGGCAATGCAAGGACTTCCGCCTTTGTAAATTCGCCTTGATTAGCACCCTTGGTCTCGCCAACGTGCCACTGAGACACACGGATACGACCGTAATTGCTATAGGCCACATCTTTTTCAGGCTTCAACTCATTATTTGCGTATGCGTTTTTGACGATGCCGAGATTTCCGTCTGGAATGAAAACGATGTTTTTGGCGTTCCATGGAGTGTGAGGTGTGAGCTTGTTTCCGTTCTGAATCATACATTGACGTCTGATTTTCTCAAAGGTTGGATAACCGTTACTTTCCATGTAATCGTTAATATCTTTCAATTGAACGATTTTAGAGGATTTGTCAGTACCCCAAATCATTTGTCTCATCTTCTTGGAGCGACACATGTATGCTGCCTTTGAAGGTGACAGAAGAATCTTTTTCAATACAGTTCTATCTTCCGCAGCGTCAAGCATTGCCTGAATGTCTTCCATACAGTCAACAGTCTCTATGTTAGCTTCTGTCCATAGTGTTTTAGAAGTTGCGATGTTAGTTTCTGGCATATTGAAGTTTATTTCGCCTCTGACACCGCCTTCTGGATTGTTGGTCGCATCAAGGGTGTATTTGCAGAGATTAGAGAGTGATCCTAAGAAGATCATATCTAACTTGGCTTCAACGCCGTTGACTACTCTCTGGACACCGCCCCACATCAAGTCAACGAGCTGCTTTTTCTTCTGCTCGTCAGAAATGGATTTGCTGTCGAGTAACTGTAAGATTTTGCGGTAATCTTGTACAGACATTGGGAGTGTTACCGCATGGTTCAACACACGTTCCTTAACGGTTTCGAGACCGTAGGACCCTAAGATAGGCTCTTTGGAGTTTTCTCCTATGGTGGCTGCCGCTACCGTGATGTTGTATCTACCCATGAGTTCCTCGAAATCGAGACCTACAGTAGGCATATCCCATGGCATGTAGTTGCGGTAAATCACATTGTCGAAGATGCGTTTTTTAAGTTCAGAACCTGCATCTATGCGAGCCTGTACGTTTTTGGTCAGTTCACCGAACATTGAACTTAATAATACTGGATTTGGCATAACTGATTAGTGATTTACTGGTTAATAATGATAATGTTAGGATTAGCTTTAAGGCAGAATCCATCGCTAACAAGCCATTCGGCTGGGAAAGGAGTGATAACAGACTTCAACAGAATTGCATCGTAAGCCGCATCTATTGTCGGAAGTCCGCTATTCTTGATTTCGAGATCTGCACCCAACGCAGCATTGGCTACATACTTCGGAGATGCATCCACTGCTGGTGTCGTCTCGCCGGCAGATGCTTGATACGGAGTTGCTTCTTGGAGAAAATCTCCTTCTGATAGGCCTGAGATAGCCGTAGATAATGTAAGAACATCATAATCTGGATTTGAACGATCAATAGCGGATATTGATGGTGAAGATGTGGAAACGCCCAACTTCATTACCGTATCTCCGATACAGAAACAGTTCTTTTTGCTCACACGAGGTTTGGTTGTTGTGCCACCATCGAGAACCATTCCGATCTTGATGATAGCGGCTTCCATCTTATCGATGTCTGCATAAACGAAAGAACCTTTACGAATGACATCGCCGGCGCTGAATGTGGTTTGCTTCAATTTGAAACCACCAGGAAGAATCTTAGCTTCTTTTCGCCAAAATGGATCCATCGAACCTGGATAGGTCGTTTTTTTGAAATCGATTGCCATTTCTTTTT